CTGGGGCGACGACAACACCGTCAACGGTTACCCCGCCTACGCGACGAACCTCATGCCATCGAACCTCACGAAGGGCACCGGCACGAGCCTCTCGTCGATGATCCTCGCCAACTGGTCCGAGGCGATCCTCGCCTTCTGGTCGGGCATGGACGTTTTGGTGGATCCATACACTGGAGGCCCCGCCGGCACCATCCGGATCGTCGTTCTCCAGGACCTCGACTTCGAGGTCCGGCACGCCGCGTCGTTCTGCATCAACAACGACCTGATCACCCAGTAAGAGCCAATACGGGAGGGATGGCCTGGAGGCCCGGCTCCTAGGCGCTATGTTGCTCTCCCGCCATCCCCTCCCGTATTCCAAGAGGCCCCCATGCAAGGCGATCCCTCAGTCATCGACTCCCTGAACGCCGTGGCTCAATGCGAGATCACCGTCTTCGAGGTTTCCCACGCATTTGAACACGTCTTCCAGGCCCGCAAGTACAAGGGCCTGACGAAGTGGTTCGACAAGCAGGTCAAGAAGTCACGCGACCGGCGTCGCTACCTGACGGATCGCACCTTCGAGCTCGGCGGATCGTTCGTCATCCAGCTCATGGGCTGGGTCGTGGATCCGAAGCAACCGCCCGAGGCGATCCTGCAAACGGCGCAGGACCTCTTCACCACGCTCCTGGCGGCGTACCAGGCGGCGTATGTCACCGCCGAATCAAGCGGCGACAGCACGACCGCCGCCGAGCTGTGCGATCTCCAAGAGTCCGTTGAGTCCGCGATCCTCGACCTCGAAGCCTTCGCCGGCGAGATCGCCGACGTCGGCCTGGGTCTGTTCCTGAAAGGCTGACATGCCCCGCGTCCGTCTCAACCTCGACAATCACCTGATCGGCACCCACGTCTTCCGCAAGGGAGACGTGGTCGATCTGCCGGACCTCAAGGCGAAGGCCTACCTCAAGGCCGGGCACGCCAGCCTGGCCGACGGCGAGGACCTCACGCCGATCCCGTCCCCCCGCCCCCGCTCCGAGCTCGTCCTCGAGGTGGCGTCGGATCCCAAGCCCGCCAAGTCGGAGCGCGCAGTGACTCGCAAGTGAGCGATTGTCTCCAGCGCACGGTCGGACCAGTGCCAGGAACGTACAGGGTCGCTCCCTGATCGCTCGCTTGCTTTTGACTCGCCACTCGCCACTCGCCACTCGCCACTATGTACCGCATCCAAGTCGTCTCCGGCCCCGCACTCAGCCCGACCGCGAACCTCACATCGGGTTCGGCGGTGTGCGCCTCCGTCTCGTCCACGGCCGGGATCCAGGTCGGCTCGCTCGTGCTGGCCAGCGCAAACGTTCCTCCCGACACACTGGTGAAGAGCGTGGACAGTGCGACCCAGATCACGCTGACCAACCCGGCCACTTCCACCGGCACGGGCGTTACGCTCTCGGTCTCCAACGAGCCGCTGACGCTCGCCCAGGCCAAGTCCCACGCCCGCATCGAGTACCCCGACGACGACCCGCTCGTCGCCTCGCTGATCATCTCCGCCCGCCGCCTGGTCGAGACCATCACCGGCCAGCGCTTGATCAGCACGACCCTGAACTACTGGGGCGACAACTGGCCCTGGCTGGGGGGCTATTACAACCGCGTGATGCGTGCCCAGGCGGTGATGGGACCGATCCCCTACTGGCTCCCGAACTCCAACACCGGCGTCCTGAACCTGCAAGAGGCCCCGCTCCTGGGCGTGACCTTCGTCAAGTACAAGGACTTCTCGGGCACCTTCCAGACGATCGACCCCACGAAGTACATTTTCGACGCCTTCACGCCCGGCTCCGACCTGGTCGGCCCTTCGCGGATCCAGCCCGCCTACGGCCAGACGTGGCCCATCCCGCAGCCCACCCTCGACTCCGTCAACATCCAGTTCACCGTCGGCTACGGGGCCGATTACTCGGCCGTGCCCGAGAACATCAAGACCGCGATGAAGATGTTGGTGAGCGATTGGTATGAAAACCGCGAAGCGACGGGGAGCATCTCCGACCGGCAGCGCGACGCGGTGCTGTCCCTGATCGGGGCCTCCGATCATGGGGCCTATTCGTAAGGCGGCGACGGGGCCGTGGAAGTTGACCGCGGTGAAGATGCTGATCGCTGACTGCTACGACCTTCAATGGGGCCACGGCCTCATCGCTCCCACCAGACTATCACACCCCTAAACCGACGCAACGATGCGCAGCCAGCAAGTCGGCAGCTACCGCCAGCGGGTCGCCCTCCAGGACCTCGTCGAGACGCTCGACACCTATGGCCAGCCCACCCAGAGCTGGGTCGCGCTCGCGACCTTCTGGGCCGAGGTCAGGTTCCTCAGAGGGGCCGAGCTGCTGAACGTCAAACAGAACTGGGCGACCGCCACCCACATCGTCTCCTGCCGGTGGCAGGGGGGCGCAACGCTCCCCAATCCCCGCATGCGGTTCCAGCTCGTCAAGGACTCGCGAATCATCAACATCCTCTCATTCCAGAACGTGGAGGAGAGGAATCGCAAGTACGAGTTCATCTGCGAAGAGTACGTCCATCCCTGATCCGGAGCCGCGACGACGCGGAAGCCGGCGACGCCGCCGGCAGCTAACACGCCATGAGCATCACCCACAAGCAGACCTACTCGGTCACCAGCGACCAGGGCGGCTCCCCGCTCCAGGGGATCCAGTCCGAGGTGGGCGCGACCGAGATCGCCGGCGACATCACCGTCGGGGCCTCGGTGACCAACCAGGCCCTCACGCTCAGCTTCACCGCCGCGAACATCCAGTCGATCTTCCTGGTCTCCGACAAGGGCATGACGATCAAGGGGAACAGCACCAGCTCCCCCGCCTACACGATCGTCCTCAAGCCCGGGAGCCCGCTCGTCTGGAGCATCTCGCAGGGCTACTACACGAACCCGATGAACACGAACACGACGGTCTGGTACCTCACCACCACCGCCGCGTCGCGGCTTCAGTACAAGCTCCTCTCCACCTGATCTGATCGATGGCCGTAAACATATCAGCGACCACCGATTTCGAGGTGGACAACCTGCTGGGCAACGACGCCAACGGGGGCGGGTGCGACCCCACGCTCTCGGGGACGGACTATACCCAGGGGGCCGGCGCGAAGACCATCGTCTTCAACGGCACGACGATCACCGCCACGACCTCGGGCGCGTCGGCCACGATCACGATCACGGGCTATACCGTCTTGGCCGGCGACGTCGGCAACACGGTGAACATCACCGGCGGCACCAACTTCACGCCGGGCCTGTACCTGATCACGAGCGTCAACACCGGGACCAACACCTGGACGCTCCAGGCGACATGCTCCACGGCCGCAGCGTCAGGCATGACGGGCCGCGCAGGCGGGTCACTGGCGACCTACGCCCAGAGCCTCGCCAGCAACAGCGGCGGGCGCGATACCTACCTGCACAACAACGGGACGGCCTACACGCTCGCGGCGACGACGGCGTTCATCTCCGCGACGAACGGCTCCTTGATCGGCTATAGCACGACCAGGGCGAAGTACAACCTGGACACCCGCCCGCAGCTCAAGCCCTCCGCGAACTCGGTGACGGCGTTCAAGCCCACCACCGGGGCGCAAGGCGTCTTCAACATCGACTTCGTGAACCCCGGCGCGTTCACCGGCTGCACAGGCATCGACGGCTTCGCCGCCACGATCAACAGCCTGTTCGTGTTCAACTGCCGGGTGACCGCGTACGCGATCGGGATCACCACCTACAACATCTCGCAGGTGGTGTGCTCCGAGACCCTGAATTGCACCACGAGCGGGATCACGCTCGGGGCCTACTGCGTGATCGCGTTCTCGAACTCGATCAACTGTCCCGGAGGGATCCTCGCCGGCACCAGGCCGTGCACCGCCCTGTTCTGTGTGGTCGGCGGCAACGCCGCCAGCGGATCCAACGGCGGGTTCGAGTCGTTCAGCCTGTGTATCAACTGCACCACCTGGGGCTCCGACGGCACCGGCGGCTTCGGGTTCGGCACCCTTGGACTGGGCCTTAACTGCCTCGCCGAGAACTCCGCCCAGAAGGGATACACCGGCTCGACCTCCGTCGTGGACAAGCACCTGACCGGACTCGTCTCGTGTGCCGGCCACGGCAACAC